ACAGCAGCAACAAGCTAAACAGGCGAAGACTCGGGCACCTACCCCAGCACCACTTGGAAATCAAACTGATTTCGGTCCATTCTCAAAATATTTTTAACTTTTTATATATGGTTTTATATATAAATGAGTGCAGCTGATATATATTCGGATCAAGTAGCTAATATCCAAGAGAAAATCAAGCAACTACAGGCTGATCGTATAGAAAGTTACGATGACTTGGCTAACAGCATTACGAGTAAATATAACTCAAATATGCAGGACTACACCGAGAAGTGGAGAACAGTAGCCGAGGCACCAGTAGAGACACTCGCTGGTCTTGCTGGTGGAAAAGGTATTTACAAAGGTGCAAAGAAAGTTTATGATATAATTCAAAAACGTAGGGCGGCTAGGGCTGAACAAAGACAAGCCCAGCAAAAAAAGGACGTAGGTGAAGATGATGAATTTGATCCCGATCCAGAAGAAGTGGAAGGTGAATTACCAGAAGGCAGAAAGATGTTTATGGACGAAGGCGATGTAGATGAAAATCAAACATTTTATAACGCTGATGATGAGCCTTACTTTACAGGATCTCAGGCAACACATGACGAATACTATAATGAAGATGGCACGCTCAAAGACCCAACGAATGTTCCTGAGGGTCACCGAAGTAATAACCAGCAAAATGATGAAGACGATCAAGAAGATGTAGAGCCTGAAGGGTTAGATGAGGGTGATCTAGACCCAGAACCAGCTCAGGTTGAAGGTGACCTACCAGGATCAGCAGAGGATATTGGACCTGATTTCCCACCGCCTAGACCCCCTGATGAGGCACCTGATTTTCCGCCACCAGAACCACCTACTGAGTTAGATGAAGATGACTTAGACCCAGAACCAGCTCAGGTTGAAGGTGATCTTCCACAAAGACTGCCAGATATTGATGATATTGATCCTACAGAAAGATTAAATCTTGAAGGCACACAACCTGAAGACGCCCCAGAAGTTTCAGGTGATCTGCCAGCTGAAAGACCACCCGCAGATTTTTCTCGTCCTTCTCGTTCTTTGCCACAAGATGATGTTGCTGATAGAAATACTAATATTTTTGATCCAGACGATGAGTTTGGAGATGATCCTTCATTTGGTTTGCCAAATACCGATGTTTCTACAAATGCTTATACTAGAAGTATTGGTCAACAAGGTGATGTGCGAGATGTTACACGTGAGGATTTCCCACAGGATAGACCCCCAGAAATACCTACTGAAGCAGGTGCCGACGTGGAATTTGCAGATGAAAGTGACATACTTGGTCAAGGAGATCTATTCTTCCAACCTACAAGTGGTAGACCAGTTTATAGTGAAGTGGGTCGCGGTGGTCGCCTTGTTCAAGATGAACCAGGGGCAGAAGGGCTTGCACGAGATCCAACAACTGGTCTAACTGAACCAGAAGCTCAATCGTTATTTAGACCACCCAGTCCAGAACCACCTCAACAAGCCGAAAGTGAACCTGCCAGACCAGAACTAGATGATTTAGAAGGTGGTCAAGCCGCTGGTCCTGATGAATTGCCTGCTAATAATCCCTATAGTAATGTAAGGACTGGTGGAACAGAACCAAGTAGTAATAACATGCCTAGTAATGATTCTTCACCAGGCGGTGAGGGCGGCGGGGGCGACGGATTAGTCGGGGGCGAGCAAGACCTTGTAGAGCAAGGAATTAAGGAAGGTGCTGAGGGCGGTGAATCCTTATTGAGCCGTGCTGGAACAAGTATTTTCAATAACTTAGCACAACGTGGGCAGTCAATTCGCCAAGGTTTCAATTCAGTCAAAAACTTTTTCTCACGAAGTGGTGCTGGTAGTGAAGCTGGCGAGGCTGCTGGCGAGGCTGCTGGTGATGCTGCGGCAGGCGGTGTTGAAGCGGGACTCGGAACGGCAGACGCAGTTTTGGGTGCGGTTCCAGTTGTAGGAGAAATTGCATTAGCAGTTTCTGGAATTGTCGCCATAGGCGAAGGGATCTACCATTTATTTCATCACCCGAAACCGCCTACAGCACCAAGTGCTGCACCGCTCGCTGCCCCAAGCACTATGACTGCAAAATACTCTTTGGCGTTACCTAGTGCCGATAATTCAGTTGATAAAGCTGGTTCTGTTGGAACCTTTTAAGTATAGACTATATCAAATAGTTAAATAAATATTAAAAAAAATCTCATTAATATTTATAATGTTTAAGGCTAATACCCAGAATTTGTATGTTCCAAGCAAATCTCAATCAGTCAAGCCAGATGTCGTATCCGATGTCTTGCCATTAGACCAGATTAGATTGCTTATTCCAAGTTTTGTTCAGTTCGTTGACCCAACAAGCACTTATCTTAAATTTGATTTAGTAATGGAGAATGCCCGTGGTATCGTTGTCCCTGATCCAAAGGGTGGTATTCATTCTCTCTTTAGAAATGTTATCCTTAGAGATGGTGCCAACCAAGCAACTTTAGAGTCATTAGAAGAATATTCAAGCCAGGCATGCATGACTAGACCTTTTACTAAACAAGATTCTATTGATCATAAGAGAGAATTATTTGAGGGTGTCCAGCATCTTGCAAATCGTGATGGCGGTTCTCTCTATTATGCACCACCTCAGAGTTTGAATGGTGCAACTAGCCGACAGACTGCTAATACCCAACCACGTCAGGCTAATACTATCCAAATTTACTCACAGCTTAACACAGGTCTTTTCAAAGGTGGAGTGTTACCTGTTGCTTTGATGCAAGGTCTTCGCCTTCAAATTGATACCGAAGATTCACTTAGAGCATTGGTAGACCTTGGTAGAAGCGCTGGTTCAGAAGAAGCTGGATTCGGACAGATGGCTAGCCCAGATGCAGGCACAAACGGCGGTAACATTAACCAAGGCGGCATAGGAACACGTGATGGTGCCACTGTTGCTAACAACCTCGGTGGTCTCACTTTAGATGTCGTAACTTCAAATGCGGGCGAAGGTAATAACTTTGCTATTGGTGATCGTGTCTATGCAAATCACGATGGTGGTGCTGGTGGTGACAATCCTGCAAATTACACCAACGAAATTTTGCTTGGTGTTGTAGGCGGATTTTTCGTATCAGGTGGCAACCGACTTGGATTACAAATCATTCTTCAATCAGCTAATAATGCTGCCGTTCCAGCAAATGCTAATTATACTGCTGCCAATAACACCCGTATCTACTACAAAATGGCAGATCGTCAGGTAGCTATGAATACCTTTTCAGCTGGAAACTTAACCAATAATGCTGATTTGGTAATCCCAGCACCAAGTTACAGAATTTCTAACCTTGAAATGCTCTGCCAATCAGTCACACCTCCGCCTGCATACGTTGAAGGCATGCTCAAAAAGGCAATGTCAAGTCAAGGTGTTTCTATTGATTACTTAACAAGTGAATTGCATCGTTTCAATCAGGTAAACACACTAGGTGTTTCTCAAGTTCAAATACCAACATTAGCAAGACGTGCTAAAGCTGTTTTTGTTCAGCCTGTCCCAGTTCAAAACGATAGAACTCTTCAAACTTCTTCTTTTGCTGGTCAGGCAAATAATGCTGCCAATTACCAGTTTGTAAAGGGAAGTGAGTTGATTCCAAGTCGTCGTGCTGATTTAGCTAGATATTCACAAGCTGTGGCAGGAACATCTGCCCGCCGCAGTGAACCCTTACACGTAAGTGAATTACAAAAGGCATTGACTAATATTGGGTCACAGGTATATTCATTACAAAATATTCATGATAATTTCGTGATTGCCCGCTCATTTAACAAATATGGTCAAATTACTGATTTAAGCGATGAAACTCTCTCTTTGCGAGTGGATTATCAGCCAGCTGGTGTTCAAAATACTTTCAACTGCTATGTCTACAAATTAAATAGAGTCACTATTCAGCAAGGACAAGTCATGGTAATGTAAAATGATTTAGAATATTGTATAATTTTTTTCTAATTAAATTATATAATAATGGCTCAAATGAATATTGCTCAAGTAGAGAAATTTGAAATACTTCCTTCAAACCAGCCTGCTAACGGGGTATTTTCGTTCCGTAACGGTAACCCGGTTGTGGTCTTTAACATCGGATCTCAAAATAAGCTTTTGAAAGCAAGCACATTAAGAATTAATGGAGAACTAGAAGTGCTTACAAACGCGGGCGCGATAGCAAACAATAATAACCTTAAGGGTGGTGGAGCGAGTAATATCGTCACTAACCATCGTGTTGGCGCAAGTTCAGTCATTCAAAATGTAAACATTTCAAGTAACGACACAGGACAAACCTTGGAATCTGTAAGACAATATGGTCGCCTAGTTGCATCAATTTTGCCTTCAACTCACTCATTAGATGATTTTGTGAGTAACTATTCAACCACTGAATTAAATGCTGGATTGGTTGGTCTTTCTTCAAACCTTAACAATAACAGAGTTTCATTTTCACTTAGATTAATGGCAGGTATGCTTAATGGTGGTCAGGCTATTCCCATGGGTGTAAACGGGGTTCGTGGATTACAAATAAGTATTGAACTCGCTTCAGATCAGCAAGTGCTTTCTGGCGCGCAGGCGGCAGCAGCTGGCGGTGCCTTCTACCAAGTAAGAAATCTCTCTCTAACTGGAGATATGCTTGTCCCTGATGCCAATGGATTACAGCAACTCGCTGTGCCAGGAAATGGATCATTTAGTTACAATTCATATAACAACCTTTACTCTGTAATTGATTCAAGCGATTCTACTCAGACATACAATCTTGCTAATAGCAATGTCCTAAATGTTTTCCACAATTTCTTACCAGTTTCTCATGCCAATTCATATGGACAGGATTCATTTAGCACAAACTTGCCTCAGCTTACGAATGCAGCGGGAACAGTTTACAATGGTGGAGATATTCAGTTAAATAAGGTAGCATTCAGTCGTGGAGGTATGAAACTAGCATTGGACTATGATTTGAATGTTCAGACACAAAGTCAGCAAGGAAGACCGCTAACTGCTGTGAATATTAATGCTTTAGACGCAATCATGCCATACAGCACCATTTCTCATCTTAGTAACCAACCAATAAATGAAGGATTTGGTGGAAACGATGAGGTGGTTTATGAAAGCAATGGAACACAGCAGACCTTTACTCAGGCTAATCCAGCTGCTAGTGGAAGAAATTTTGCAATTGGTGTTGCACTTGATAACATTTCAGGTGTTGGTATTGATTTCCGAGGTCAGTCTTATGCAACCCGTATCCAATCAAATCTTGATGGTAAATCACCAAATGCAGTTTACACTTATGTCCTCAGTAAAAATACTTTAGTATATTCACCACAAGGAATTCAAGTCCAATCGTAAATTATGATTTAGAATATTATATAATTTTTTCTTTTCAAATTATATAATGGCTCAAAATCAAGCACAAGCATTACCAGCAATTTTGAATGTTTCAACAATACCGAGTATTGAAAATATGAATATTAAGACTGAGGTTTTAGACCCAATCACAATTACTCAAAATCAAGCAGTTTTCCAGATTCCAAAAACTGGTATTCTTGATGGTGGTTCTATGATTCAACTTGGTGTTACTGCACACCCTGATAATTTTTTTCCAATACAAACAGGTATTCATGGATTGATTGAATCAGTATTTCTTAAGATTGGTGGTCGTGTAATTGCATCAAATGTGGATTATGGGTATTACACCACGATGACTCGTAAGTTTGACACACCTGAACACAGAGCATATGTAGATATGATTAAGTCAGGTGCATGTGCAGATCGTTTTACTGAGGACGATACCACACGTGTTGCACCTAGAGATTTGGTCACAACTTTAAACGCAGGCGGCGCGGCAACGACCATGGTTGTGCCAACTTTCATTCGCCCTACACAGAGTGATGCTACTACCCCATTATTTAGTGTTCCTCTTTCAACCTTGCTTCCTATGATGAGAAGCCGACAGCTTCCACTTTTGGCAGTTAAGGAACATTTTTATTTAGAAGTCAACTTCCGTCAGCAAGCAGATGGTCAACAAGGTGTTATCACATGCTTAGATCAAGGTTCAGGAAATAGCTCAGCCGTTGCTGTTTCTACACCAAATATTAAATTTATTAGCGATCATCTTTACTATACCAACGACCGAATGGACGCTTTGCTTCAGCAAACTATGAGTGAGCAAGGTCTCTCTATGTTGTATGAAGATTTGATCACAACCAATGCCAATGTGCCAGCTGGAACTGCAGGTGCTAGTCAGGTGGTTGAACGTCAGATTGCTGTTTCGGGAAAGAACGTTAGAAATATTATGGTTCAGGACAAAGATGTAGGGGCAAATCACAGCTTCTTAGGTGAATACATCTCTACTGAATTGCATCAACCAACTTCATACAATTTCCGTATTAACGATCAGATGGTCTATGACAGAGATGTGACTCAGCCATCACGTAAATACAATGAATTGACTGGTGTTATGGGAAAACCCTTGATGGTTCCCTCACAGCTTTATTCATTTGATGCTGATGTTAATAAGACAAATAATGCTTTAAATCAGAATTCGGTTACAATCGGTCAAATAAATGGCTACCAGCTTCCAAATGGAACCAACGCTGATGTAAGTAACGATATTCGTGGCACTTCACATTATGTAGGATACGATGCTACTACGACTGGATTCAATGTTCTTGGAAATGGTGCAAGTGTCGGTGTTAAGCCAATTGTATTAAGAAAAACTTATCAGCGTGTTGCAGATGCAGGGGGACCGCCACAGGTTCGTGGACAGAACAATGCGCGTGAGCTTCGTATTTTCACAGGTGTTGAGAAGGTTATGGTTATTAAAAACGGCGAGGTTGTTTTGTCAGCATAATTTTTTCTAATTAAATATAAATGGGATTAACATTCAAACAAAAGTTTAATAAAAAATACAATCAGCCAAAAGACAAATCAAATACATTAGCTGAAATAGCAAAATTAACTGGTATAAAAAAATCAGCTTTACAAAAAATATATAACAAAGGAATTGGTGCCTACAAAACTAATCCACAATCAGTAAGACCGCAGGTAAAATCAAAGGAACAATGGGCAATGGCAAGGGTATATGCTAGTGTGAGTCCAGGTTCAAAGTCTAGCAAAGTAGATGCAAAGGAATTGAGGGAAGGACGAAAAAAATAAATAATAATAATATATACCAATGGCTGAAAAGTATATATTATTGGAATGTAATAGATTACAAGCTAATTTAAATTATCAAAATATTGATGATAATCAAGATCCATTTCGCAATAACTGGACTAACAATGTAAATAGCTATGGAATTGTGATCAATCCAGGTGATCAAATACAATTAGAAGCAGCGGCTATAAATACGCAGGGGGCAGCCGATAGCACTATGGAATTTTTAGGTGAGGAAAATGCAAATGGGTATTTAGACAATGTTGTATCACTAAACCTTGGATATTATATTTGTGATACTGGATTTAATACAATTCCATTGCCACTAAGAAATACAAGAACCTATGTGAGTAGAGGCACACAAAATGGTGTATTTAAAAATAGGGAACCACATGATCCAGTAGACCAGCTTATACAAGATGAAAAACTTTTAAAAAATAGGCTTTTGGGTGAGACTTATCTGTGTGATTACACAGATGATTCGGCAATAGCTGATAATGATAGAACACCTTATTCTAATGCGGTTGATATGCCAAATACTGCAATGGTAAATAATTATTCTCTCTCAACAACGTCTGGGCAAATAGGAAACGGATTTAGAATTGGGGGTTTATATGCAGTTGCAAATGAAAATCCAAATCCAGGCACAGGCGCAGGAATGGTAATGAAAGTATTAGATGTTACAAGTGAAGGTTCTAATAATGGTATTCCATCAAAAATTCAAATGATAAACCAAGGTAATGGTAATTATCAAGATGGTGCGAGTGTGTCAATAAAATCTGCTGTAGATGGCAATGGAGATGCCAAAGCAAAACAATTTATCAATATTACAACTTATCTAAATGCAAATTTTTGTAGTAAAAATAATTCAACAGGAAATACTGGAAAAAGATACTATTTTGCAGAAAAAGGTTATACAGGTCCAAGTGCGGTATTATATGCTGGTATTCCAAATACACCAGCAAATCGCCTAACGACACAAAGAATTAATCCAAGATTCAAAGTAAGATCAAAAGATGTATTTTTGGAATTACCGCCAGGATTAAATACACCAGATAATGTGGCTCAAATACTTACTGATCAACTTTCGCGTCCAAGGAAGCTTCATGTAGCCGATACACTACCATATATAGATTATGCAAGCTATCAAGTAAAAAGCAAAGGTGCAAATGATGTTCCAAGAAAAACAAGACCGCCTATTGTTGAAACACCACTTTATACGCCTATGAGTGTAAATCAAAATGGAGTAAGTGACGTAGGAGATAAATTTAACTGCTATGATGGTGCAAGATTAATGTATTACAATTCTATTGCCTATCTAGAACCAAAAAGATTAGCATTGAATGCTTTTAATACACTAAATTATGGACTCAATAATGATTTAGATACTAATGCTTTTAATTCAGGTTATAGATCTAATAATCCTGCGGATGACACAAATATGGGTGACTATGGAAATCAAACAATAGGTAATTTGGGTTTGACACCTTGTATAATACATGATTTACCAGCAAATGCAAATGCTCCAAGACTAAAAGAAGCACCAATTAATACATTTGTATTAACTAATATCTACTTTACTGAACAAAATCTTAGGAATCTATCAACAGCATTTAGGACAGCAGAGAGATATATGGGAACATTAACTGAAAAGATAGATCCAAATAGTGAAGAATATAAGGCAAATCTTGTTACTTATTTAGATATAAATAGATATGTTGATCAGTTATCGGCAGGTGTCACTCTTACAGAAACTAATACACCTGATCGTTTACAATTCAATCCAAATCAAAGATTTAGATTCAAAACATTTACGGAAGCTATTAGGGGTCGCCTAGCAGATGCAGATGAAAATAATTTTACACCTTGCGATCAGTTTCCCGCGAATCAAGACGGGAACCCGCCAGTATATAATCCTGCTACGGCTATGAATAAAGGCACACAGCCTTTTGCTTTTGAAAGAAGAACAGACGAGTTTCAATTAAATGATGGACAGCAATTATCATATTTGCCATTAAGTTCAAGATGGAATGAAGATTTAGCTTTTGATATTAATAATGTATCTCATCTTTATCAAAATCTTTTGGATCAGATAATAGCACAAGAAAATAGTGCAGAAGCTAATGTAAATGAGACATTAAGGAAATTTACATTTCCTGCTGATACTTCACCTGGTTCTGCATTTGCGGCAGGTTATATTGATACAGATGGTGTAAGGCGTTCATTACAAGATCTTCTAAATTTGAGTAGAAAATATGATATTATGGCTATACCAGTATTCCCACAACTAGATGATGAGATGAAAAAGTTTGGTGGTCGCCCATACATTGCATTCAGTATAGCGTTTGAGCTTGGTGTTAATCCAAATTTTGAAAATAAAGTAATGGGAAAGGCGCAAGTATTTCAAATAGATCACAGAAATTGCCAATATGGTCATTTCATTGGGTATGACCCTTCATTTATAAGAAACCCAGCGGTGTTGGTAAGAAATACAAATTATGCTGATGAGAGATCAACCTTAGGAACCACAGAACCATCAGATTATAATTCAGTGTTAATGATGGGTGCTGTCAATCCTTCAGTGGATTTTGATAGTAATCTCTCTCGGTTCACCTTTTCAGGATTCAATACTCCAATCACGATAGGAAATGGAATACCAACTAATAATCAGTTTAATTTGGAAGCAACAGGTAATCCAGAACAGCAATGTATAGATATAAATGGATTTAAGTCATGTGCAAATAATTTTGTTTCAAATCATGGAGATACCACAGCAATATTGGGACCAGGTGGTGGTGCGAATGGACCATTTCCAAATAATAGTTTTGTAACATTGAATGAATTTGTAGCACAGGATTCAACATCAATAAATACTAGTTATTCAGGTCTCTCTATAGAATCAATTGGTTTGTATACAAAAAATGCCTCAGGTGCTTTGGAAAAAAAGGCAGAACTAACAAGTGAAAATATATTTGGTCCTGAGTTTATGAGTGAGGAGGAATTAGCAAATGAATTTTATCAGGTTTACCCAGAAGATATATTGAATAACACGCTATTAGGTAAAATGGGTTATGAGATAGATCAGTTATTGCCTTTTGTAGGTAGTTGTGCAGCAACTTTTAAAGATCCGCTTACATTTGAAAGTAATGATTTGAATACTTATTTACTTGCTTATGAAACAAGACCGAAACCTATGATTACTGACGCTTTTGTAGGTGGTGCAGAATACCAGCCAACATCAACTAATAGTCAGGATATGCCTTTGTATGCAAATGGAACGAATGTTGGATTGGAATCGCACCCAGCTGTGGTGCAAGGTAAAATTACTGCTCAGAATTTGCCACAGAAATTAGATTATCCTTATTTATTAATTTATAGTTCAATTATTCAAGGTGGAACAAACACGGAATACTATGGTGGTGTAGATGGTAAATCGCGATTGCCATGTATGAGTTTCGTGACCCGTAACTACAATGCAGGGGATTTCTTTTATGGGCTTGAGTCATCATTTAGCTACACTGCAAATAAAACATTTTTATTAACTGATGTAACAACTGAGATAAGATTGCCAGATGGAACAAGACCAAGATTGCAGCCACATAATTCGGTAATCTATAAAATAACAAAGCCAGACACATCTATGCCAGCAGCCCCTCAGCTGGCGCCACCTCAGCCAATAAAAAAATCTAAACAAGAGATAGAGAATGACAAAAGAAGAAGAGAGAAGGCTGAAACGTCTTAAAAATAGAGAATACAGGCAAAAGTATTATCGTAAGAACAAGGAGCGAATTCAAAAATATCAAAGAGACTATTATCGTTCGCGAAAGGATAGAAGTGGGGAAAGTGTGAGAAAGTATAACACTACATGGAAGGGAGTAAAATCAAATGAAGTGATAATAAAGCGAGGTGAGTTTGTAGTGAGTTTTGAGTGATCAGTCCCAAAGAGTTTTGACCACACCTCGTGGATATTCACCATATTCTTGTTTGTGAAACTCATACCACAAATTGTCAGGGTCAAAGAATTGTCTAGTAATTTTATTTAGTCTTATCTTTTCTTTGCTTTCAGCTTTATTAAGTGAGTCGGTGCTTGGGTGCAATCTATGTTCGTATAGAACACAATCTAGGTATTCAAGGGGCGAGGAAGCAGAGGCACGACCCTTATATGCCTCATAAGCAGAATCACCGCAACAATAAAGTTCATCAAATCCAAGATGACCAAAGAGT